TGACCTATCAAAGGCTCCCAGGTAATGACCGTCGAGCTCGCTGATAGGTCAGACCCACTTTTCTACTCTGAATTGGTTTCAAATCTTTCTGCACAGTATGCACGTAAAACAAATGAATACAATTCAGCACAGATCATCGCTGGTGCAACAAAGACTGCAACCGGTTATGGTTCAGACATCACAGCTGCCGAATTGCTCACATGGATTTCAAATGGCGCAGTCAGCGTTTATTCAAACACCATGAAATTCGCCGATGCAATTGTCGTCAGCCCAGCAATGTGGGGACGCATCATGTCATTCAACGATGCTGGACGTCCGATCTACAATGCATTGAACCCAATGAACGCAGCTGGAAATGCACAGCCACGCAGCCTTCGCGGATCAGTGAACGGCATCGATCTTTGGGTCGATACAGCTCTCACCGGAACAGCTGATAACTCAATGTACGTAATCAATCGCGATGCATACACCTGGTATGAATCTCCACGCTTGGAGCTTCGTACAAACGTCATTTCAGACGGCTCAATCGGAATTCTCATGTACGGCTATGGCGCAACTGCAACAAAAATTGCAGCTGGTGCATACGCTTTCGCAGACTAATTCCACACTAATCATCGGCCGGCTCATCTCCCGAACCGGCCGAGTCGCAGAGAGGAACGGAAATGCCAAATATCATCACGGCTGATGAACTACGTGCTGTACTTGGCGTTTCCGATTCCTTATTTGATGACGCATATTTAGATCAAATTATTGACAGCGCAGAGGCAACAATTTTGCCAATGCTCACGCAATACCAAAGCGCAGTAGTTGCGACAACAATCAAAAGCGATGTGCTTTACATCGACACACTGCGTCCAAATTTTTTCGTCCAGGGGCAAGGAGTCGTCCTGGCCGGAGTCGGTAACGGACTCGATGGCGCATACACAGTCAGTGATCATTCCGTCAAGCCATTTCAGGTCACTTGCGATGTGAATGAAGCTGATCGGATCACCACACCAGTGATCCCGGCTGGAACGATTACACTCGACGGCGGATCAGCTGCCGAGCTTTACGCAAATGTGGCTCCCGTCAAGACTGCCATTTTGATCGTCTCTACAGAAATTTTCCAAAGCGTAACTGCACCAGGCGGTCAAATTGAAGGCGTGGACTTTGCTCCAACGCCATATCGCATGGGTCGCAGCTTACAAAATCGAGTCATTGGATTGATTTCAGCTTATTACGATGTGGAATCTATATGCCAATGACAACTTTGCTCGATGTCCGGACTGAATTAGCGGATGCGCTATCAGGAGTAGCTGCATCGGTTTATCCGGTAGCACCTGAAGCCGTGATCCCACCAGCTTGCGTAATTATTCCCGATTCACCTTGGCTTGAAAATCTATTGATCAATGGAGCAGTAACAAAAGTCAAAGTCAATTTCATCGTGACGGCAGCGGTCGCAAATAACGCCAATTCAGGTGCTTTGGATCAATTGGAAGCACTCATCATCAGCATTTTGGGGGCAATGCCCGCAGGATACGTCGTCGGAGACGTCCAACGTCCGTCAATCGTTTCGGTTGGGGCATCGAATTTGCTTGTCGCAGATTTGAACGTCTCAACTTATTTCACTCAAGAAAATAACTAGGAGCAAAAATGACAACTATCATCACCGGTAGAGACATCACATTCACCATCGATGGTGATACGTACGATGCTCAAGCTACATCCGCAACCCTTACCATCGATTCAACAATCAACACTTATCAAACACTCGATGGCAAGGCTTACTACACAACAGATTCGCAGGGCACTTTCGCCGTTGAAATGCTTCAAGATTTTGGAGCTGGATCGTCACTTTGCGAAGCACTTTGGAACGCAGCTGCGTCTGCACCAAATACAGCTTTGCCAGTGCTATTCACAGTCAATGGAATTGCTTACGCTTTCGAAGTTCAGCCAATTTTCCCAGCTCTTGGCGGTACTGCACCGGATGCACTCACTGCGTCACTTTCATTCACTTGCGTAACCACGCCAGTGCTAGATTAATAACAAAGAATCGGGAGAAAAATGAAACTACCAATCACAATTGAATACACGGGTGGCAACCAGGAAACCTATACAGCTCAACCACCAGAGTGGGCTAAGTGGGAAAAAATGACTGGCAACATCATTTCACAGGCGCAAGAGAAAATCGGAATCGCTGATCTCTTATTCCTGGCCTATCACGCAATGAAACGTGAAAACGCTGGGAAACAGCCCGTGAAACCTTATGAAATTTGGTGCGATACAGTCGTCGAAGTTTCAGTCAGCCAGTCAGACCCAAAAGCCACAGACCCGGAAGCCTAGGCCGGATACTCGTTGATCTAGCCTTGGCAACCGGAATCCCGATGCAATATTGGGAATCAGCCGAGGACATTTTGACGGCCATCGAGATACTGGAGCAGAGAAATGCAAAGTGAGGTCATCGCATACGATAAAAGCGATCTCCGCGGCGTGCTTCGTGCTTTCAAGGCGATGGATGAACAAGCTATCCAGGAAGCACGGGTCACATCAAATGCTTTGGCCACGTATTTACAGGGCAAGATTCAAGCAAAGGCTGGCACGTTGCAATCACGCAACGTTGCCGGCCGAATTGCCGATGGATCACGTGTGAGCAAATCCAGCAAGATTGGTGAAATTTCATTTGGTTTCGTAAGTCAGAAATTTTCAGGTGGCGGCACGACTCAACAGCTTTGGGGTGGTTCAGAATTCGGATCGAATAGATTTAAGCAATTTCCAGTCTGGTCAGGTCGTGAAGGCCGCGGATCGCGTGGATGGTTTATCTATCCAACGCTGCGTGCCGAACAGCCTTACATCATCAATGAATGGGAACATTCATTCGATAAGATATTAAAGGAGTGGAGCTAATGGCTACCGGATCACGTACGCTGAAACTGGCAATCCTTGCCGATGTAGATCAGCTCAATAAATCGTTAAAGGCAGCAAATAACGATGTCGAGGATTCCAGTAGCAAGATCAGTGATTTTGGAAAAAAAGCCGGACTAGCTTTTGCAGCTGCCGCAGCTGCCGCAGCAGCTTATGCGGTCAAGATTGGAATTGACGGCGTTAAAGCTGCCATCGAGGATGAAGCTGCCCAGGTTAAACTGGCACAAGCTTTGAAAAATGCCACGGGTGCAACCGACGATCAGATCGCATCGGTCGAAAAACAAATTTTGAAAATGAGCCTGGCTACAGGCGTCAGCGACGACAAACTGCGTCCGGCCATGGCTCGACTATCGCTATCGACGCAAGATGCCAGCAAAGCCCAGGAATTGCTATCGCTGGCTCTTGATATATCAGCACAGACTGGAAAGCCGCTGGAAGGCGTCGCCAATGCCTTAGGAAAGGCATACGACGGGCAGACGACAGCTCTTGGCAAATTAGGCGTTGGCCTATCGTCAGCTGAACTCAAAGCGATGTCATTTGAGCAGGTTCAAGGCCGTCTGAATGAGCTATTTGGCGGCGCAGCTCAAGCCAATGCCAACACATTTGCCGGACGCATGGAACGTCTTAAAGTCACATTCGATGAAGCCAAAGAAACCATCGGATTTGCTCTCTTGCCAATCCTGGAAAAGCTCATGACGTTTATTACTACCAACGTCACACCAATCATCGAAAAATTATCCAATGCATTTTCCAACAAATCAGGCGGCTTGGCGTCATACATAGAATATTTGGGTGGCGTAATCACCAATGTATTTACACCGATTTGGAATGGCTTGGTCAAAGCTTTTGGATATATCAAAGATGCTATTGGCGACAATATGGATTCATTCCGTGCATTTGGTCAATTGATCGTGGACTACGTGGCACCAGTGCTTGGCAAAGTATTGGGACAAGCTTTCGAGAACGTTGGAAAAATCGCCAGCGTGGTCATAAACATTATGGGTGACGTCTTAGGTGGATTGACAAAGCTTGTGACCGGAGCAATTTCGGCGATTAACTGGCTCATCGAAAAATACAATTCAATTCCATTTTTGCCTGACATCAAACCCATTCCGGTTTCATCGGCTCCAAAGATTTCAATGCCATCCACAAGTTCATCGAGTACGACGGCGAACATTCCAGCTGTTCCAACAATCACGCCGCCGGCAGTTTCAGGATCAGCTGCCGCGACTCAATCAGCTGCGTCGCAAGGTGCTCAAATTGCAGCTATAGCGTCACCCTTAGCCAACTTGGTTCCTACAGTGACAATTGGCGGCGCACCCGCCGGATATACCCAGGAGATATTCAAGCCAACAGTGACTATCGGTGGAGCACCGGCAGGATATGTCAGCAATGCAGCTCCCCAGGTGACTGTAAATATGGGAGTGGTTGGCGATCCCGAAGCTGCGGCTCGAACCATTGTGAATACAGTCAATGACGCATTTTATCGTGGCACTGGTGGTGCAACTGCGTTCAGGATTGAAAAATGACAGTATTTAACCCGGTATGGCAAGTCACTATAGATGGGACGCATTACACCGAATTCGTGCTGGCAAATCTATCAATCCAAAGTGGCCGTACCAACATCTATGAACAAGCTCAAGCCGGCTATTGCAGCTTGACTCTTTACAATGTCACGCAATCCCAGGTGGATATCAATATCAATGATTCCGTGGGAATTTCGCTGAAAGATTCAACAAATACATTCGTGCCAATATTTGGTGGATCAGTGGTTGATTTATCCATCGAAGTGGTCAATGCCGGAAACGTGGGCATTACTCAATCAATCACCATCGTGGCCGTTGGAGCATTATCAAGGCTACAAAAAGCTCTTTATTCGTCAGCCATAAATCGAGCACATGACGGAACTCAAATCAATGTCGTGCTTTCGGATTTATTGCTCAACAATTGGGGAGAAGTGCCGGCAGCTCTCACTTGGGGCAATTATCAGCCAGCTACGGAAACCTGGGCAAATGCCCAAAATGTAGGTTTAGGCGAAATTGATACACCAGGCAATTACGATCTAGCTGCCAGGTCAGCATCAGTGACCGACGTTTATTCTTTGGTGGCATCACTGGCTACGTCTGGGCTTGGATATATCTATGAAAATGCTCAAGGCCAAATTTCATATGCAGACTCGACGCATCGATCTCAATACCTTGCAACCAATGGATATATAGACGTTTCAGCTGCTCAGGCAATTGCTCCAGGAATCAAGATTCAAATGCGAGCTGGAGACGTACGCAACGACTTGACCATCAAATATGGATCAAATTCAGCCAGTGAAGTATTTGACGAGGATTTGACGTCGGTAGCCATTTATGGCCGCTTGGCACAAATCATCTACACGACGCTGCATGATCAGGTGGACGCGGAAGCTCAAGCTGCGTTCTATCTCAAGCTGCGTGCCTATCCCCAATTCATGATGCAATCGATTCGATTTGAGCTAACAAATCCCGAATTGGACGACGCCGATCGTGACGCCATGATCAATATATTCATGGGGTTGCCGCTTCGCATCTCAGATTTGCCTCAGAATATGTCAGCCGGTCAATATGCAGGATTCGTCGAGGGCTGGCAGTGGACGGCCGGATATAACACAATCTCGGTCACGGCTTTATTGTCTCCATTA